GACTATCCACTGAGCGTATTTTTCTGCGCTCATTTTTTGCCTCTGTTTAAAATTGCATCAGCAGCATTAAATAATTCGTTTGGCGGTGTTGGCCGCGTCGGGCTTTGTCCTGCCGTTTGTGCGGCAGGGCCGGCTGTTGGCTCCATATCGCGCTCTGCTTGTTCACGCATTTTTTGCTTTTGAGAAATAACTAAAGGACCATCCCCAACAACAGGGAAAAACGTCCTTCTATTGAGTTCCACCTCTCCTTGTGTAGCGGCAGCCCCTGTTTTTGCTCTTAAATATGCTTCAGACCATTGATTTTGAAGTTGAGCTACTTGTTGCGCATTTTCTGGGGCGGCCCAGTTAGTATATGTGCTGCCTGTCATGGCGGTCTGCACCGGACTAACTATTTGCGCTAACTTGTCTAGTTCATTGGTAGCTGATCTCATTTGCCCCAAAAATAACGCGCCTTTAGCTTGCGATTCTGTTAATTGCTTGCCCGGAGTTGTTGTTTTTGGTTTGTCTATTTCTAGCCTTTCTTGCCCTTGTCTTACATTAGCCCAACCTCGTGCGCTTGCATCACGTTCTGACGGCGACATGCCAACAGCGAACCGCTGCCCTGCTTTAGGTGCTACCAGTTCAATAGCGCCACCAGTGTTAATTTGCATTGGCGCGTTGTAGGCAGGCATAGGCGCACCTACAGGTTGGCCAGCTTTATCTAGTTGCTGTATTAGCTTTTCACCGTTTGCGCCCGTTATTTCTACCGTGCGCGCCACCTCTGCCCGTCCAATGTTCGGGGCTTCATAGTAGCTTTTTACTAAATCAACAGGAACACCAGCGGCTATAGCTTGCTGCGGGGTACTGTTTTGCAATATACCCATTAAACGCTGTCTGTCTTGCTCGGCTCTACGCTGTTCTGCGGCTTTTTGTGCAAATTGCATTGCACCCTGTTGGGCAAATTGACGCATTGCAGCATCAGGCGAAGTGCTTAGTGCGCGAAACGCTGCGGGTATGTTTTGCGGTTGGGCGGGTTTAATCGCTTGCGGCATTGGGTTGCCTTCGTCATCCACTTGCGTAAGGTTTGGTATAACCTGCTCCGGTGTCCCTTGCATGTTTTCATTAAACCCACGCAAGGCATCAGCTACAGCTTGCTGTCGTGTAGTTTGTAGCTGTCTTAGCTCATCTTCTGCCATTTGCTGACCGCGAATACCACCAAAGCCACGCAGTCCAGCAGCTAAATACTCAAGCGCATGGGGCGCAACAAATCTACCCCCTACCATTCTGCCTTGCGGGGCTTGTGTTTGGGCTTGTTCGCCGTAGCGTCTGCGTCTTGCGTCTATTAGCTGTTGTTCTAGGTCAAAGTCTCGCATTTATCTTTTCCCTATAAAATTACCAAGCAAAGAACCGCCACCCGCTACAGGAAGTCCAGCCAAACCCATACCCAAACCAAACAAACCACCCATCATCCCACTGCCTGCGGCTTGGTCAGCGTTGTATGCGTTCATTTGTGCGTTGTAGCCCATCTGTGCAGCGCCTAGCATATCAGGCCCTTGTGTGGTTGCCTGTTGCGCAAACTGTTGGAACTGCGGGGCTTGTACTTGGTTTCCTGAGCGTAGGGCGTTAATCAGGTTGAGCGGTCGGTCTTGTAGGTAGGCTTGTTCTTGCAGTGCAGCAGCGCGGTTAGCCTGGTCAAGGTTTATGCCTTGTAATGCAGCCTGTAACCTCAAGTCGTTAGCTTGCTGGCCTTGTATTGCCATCTCACGCGAGAAAGCATCGGATCCTAGTCCAATGCCAGTGTTTGCTAACCGTTGCCGCGTGGCTTCTTCTTGAGACTGTAGCTGCGGGTTAAGTCTGGCCAATAACGCTTCTTGCGCGGTCTGGCCTACGTCAATCGCACGTCTAGGTAATGCACCAACATCAAGCTCCGGGTTTTCAAATATCGAGCGAACTCGATCAAAGCCTAAATTAGCTACCTCGCCATATTTACGGTTCAAGGCTAACTGCTGGTCTAACGCGGCCTGTGCTTCGGGTGTAAGTTCGGTTGTCTGTTCCCATCCTGAATCTGGGTCGTATTCCATGAAGTCTTCCAGCCTCGGCGCAATTCCTTGAAACTGTCCTTGAGCTTGCCCTTGTTGGATTGCCGCACCCAATGATCCTCCCTTTCTAAGCTTAACCCTTTCCTCTGTGCTTAAATTTTGCCAATCATTTTCTGTATTAGCCGGAAAACGGCTTTGATTATACGATTGCAATGCTTGATTATAAGCATCGTAATTTATTCTGCCGCCAGTTGGGTTTTGCCGCCAGGTTAGTCTTCCCCACGGTGTTATCTGGTTAGCGCGGTTTGCTCGAACTGCTGCGCGGGTAGCTTCTAAGTTGCCGCGTGCGGTTTCTCGTGCAGATGCTTCGTAATCGGGTGCAGGTGGCGGACTAGATTTTCCCACGGTACTTTTCCTCAAGGTATTTGCATTCATCCCAAAATAATCGGAATAAACAAAGATCGCCTTCAGGGGTAGCCTGAGCTAGGGTTGATTCTAGCTTAAACCCCATCCGGTTGACAAGATTGATTGACTTGGTATTTGTAGAATTTATGGGCACGGTTATTCTTCGAACTTTTAACTGGTTAAATGGGTAATCAAAAATCGTTGCCAAGAATCTGCGGTTCGCCCAAAGCCCTTCACCTGCAATATGGCACACCACATTTGCGCCGTTCCAGTCTTCGTATAAAACTCCCGCATTTATCTGCCCGTCTTTCATTTGCCCTATCGCAGTAGCCCGTCCCGGTAGCCAAGTACCGCCAGCACGTTCACATACCCACGGCCCAATAACCTCCGCGTCATAGAACAGAGTTGGACGACTGGAAGAGATAATCGACATTATTAAACCTGACCTCAGAGCCGTTATTCTGTACTTTCAACCTTAACGATGCGCTATTTGCCACCGCGCCTACTGTATTCCATCCCGTAATCGGCCTTAACCCGCCACCCCAAACCATCGACCCCCATACCATCGAACCCCACACCATACCCGTAGGAGGTGTGTAATTCAATGTACCTTGAGCATCTTGCGCTAGGTAATCAGTGTTCAGTCCGTAAAGCACCGAAGGGCTGCCAGTCGTCAAAATGTACGGCCTGACCATCGTAAAATACTTATTAAAAGCTTTGTTGCCGAAGTAATTAAAGGCAGGTAAGCAGTCAGCTTGTATGGGCGTTGAGTGGTCTAAGTCGCCCACCCATGCCTTATAAACCCGTGTATTGTCTGCGTAGTACAGTCCGGTCGAAGCATGTAGTAGTACGTTTGCGTTCCAGCCGACAAACTTTGTCCATGCGCCCGTGATCGTGTTTTGTGCGTACTGATAATTCCCGCCGGGGTTCGGTACGTTCAATAACATCATGTTGGCATCTGGGTATAAAGTCAGTTGCCACCCAAACGACGAACCGTAGGAGTTTGCTGCAATAGATACGCTATTCTGTATCTTGTCAGTCAGGGCTACTGTTCTATCGACACTTGCTGACAAAAGACCGCGCCCCAACGGGAAAACGCCCTCTGTGGTGTTGACTGCTAAATCCCCGCCGTACTTCTCAGCACATCGACGGCCTAAAGGCTTACCTAACTGAAACACTCCGACTATCGAAAAATCACCACCCGCGCCGGGGTTGCTGCCTCTGTAAATCGCCACCTCGCCCATCGTTGAAATAACGACGAAATGGTCATCAGCACCCGCGCCAGCGTCCACCGTCCATGTATAGCAGGCCATAATCGACCCGCCATCGCGGAAAATGGCGCTCATATCCAACGTACCCACTGCCCCACCTACTTGTCCAACGGGCAGAAATACCACCTGCATGCTGTTTTTGACCACAAAATACAGCCGTGACTTAAACACGCACACATGCACCAGGTTAGTTGTCGTCACTCCGGTTATTGAAGGCGTTGACGTTCCATCTATTGCCGTCCATGTCGTGCCGTTAAATAGTTGGGGTCTGTCTTGTCCGTTCACTAGGTACAGAAAAGACCCACCCGCAGTAGTCACGTTAGCGTGTTGCCATTGTGCTGAAGTCTGCCC